TATACCATGTTTCTCAGCCAAGTCAAGGAGTCCATAGTACCTATTCAGGCCGTCATCATAAGAAAGTCTCACATCAATTGACTTGTTCTCCTTAGTAAAGCGACTCTTGGCCAGGCGACAATGAATGATGTTGCCCACAACTTCTGTACCGTCACGATCCTTCTTCTTGGACAGAAAGAGAATTTGCGAGGCTGCATATTTCAGACCTTCGCCACCACCCATATCCTTAGTGGGAACATATGCGCCGATCACATTGAAGATATGATTGGTCACCAGCAGCGATACATTGGCGCGCGCCAGCTTAAGAGACAGCGCACGGAATGCACCACGAATAAGCTGCGAGCGAGTCATGTCACGCGTGTTCTTACCCTCAGAGATATCTTCCATCTCTTTCTCAGTTGAAAGCTGACCAAGCGAGTCAAGCACCATGAGCATCTTCGGGCGTTCCTTCTCAGGCACCTTCAGATAGTTATCAAGAATACGCATTGCATGTGTGCGGAAGCCCTGTACAGTGGCCTGCTCAGAGATAACCACGCGGCGCGGGTCGATACCACGCGCGACAAACATCTCCTTGGTTACAGCAGCTTCGGTATCATAATAGATGACACCAGCATCAGGATTGTCCTTAAGGAATTGCTGCACAAGACCAAGAACGAAGAACGTCTTACCAGTTGCGCTCTCGCCAGCAAATACTGTGATCTTGTTATTAGGCACACCACCATAGATGCTACCAGATAGTGCAGCATTTAGCAGGTATGAACCTGTGTCCATCGTGCCTGCAAATTCTGACGAATGCAGACCATCATCTGCAATATGTGTATCAACATCTGCGATTTGCTTTACCATATCGCGGAAGAAATCTTTACTCATGTATTATCTCCTTGTGTATCGGTTGATTTGAATTCTGTCATATAGCTATTGTCTGTGATTTGATTACGCTTATTTTCTACGGAATATACTGTCATGTCAATCTGATATCCTGGGTTACTTTTAAGTGGTACATCAATCCACGCATCATCATGCCATATAATCCTATTGTTGGGGTATGCATAGAAATTACCATCATCAACCTTGAACATATGCGCGCACTTATGTTCAGGTGTCTCACTAAAGTTTGTATCTAGAATACCTTTATTCTCCCATGACCAATCCATAGTAAACATGTATTCACCACCGATACGGCTACCATCACAACGAATTAGTTGTGCGCGCAGGCCAGCCATACGAGTGCGAATATTAACATCAATATATGGGCTAAAGCAGTTCCAGTAATAGCAATCGTCAATCTTTGGAACTGGCGCATCTTTCTTCCAACAGAAGGCCATCAATGGACGACGAGTCCAGTTGACACCATTATCTAGAAAGGCCTCAAAGAGAGGTACCCGCTTCTCCATACTTGCAACACTGTGTACATCGCATAACGTAAATTCACCGTGACCCTTCTCATGATTATACAGATATTCATTCCGCATATAGCAGGTGAATGTAGGTAGATTGTGATTTAGATACGACATTAGGTGAAAAACCTCGCTAGGGTTGGTCGGTCCTCATCCTGCCAACCGATCACGTCTAGGATCGAACGAAGCGGGTCAAGGAATGCTTTGTCAAACTGCATTCTATAGTCTATGTATTGGCTGACCTCAAACTCAGGCGGAAGCATAGAAGGAATAGCCAAAACATTCTCACCCAAAGTATTTGGCATCTTAAGATAACAAAACTTGACCTTCTCACCATCCTTGATGGCTTGATATGACTTGTCAAGCCCAAGCTGCTTGAGGCGACGATTATATGCAAGGCTTGCACGCACATGAATCGGTATGCTCTTTTCTGCGCGCGAATACTTTGTCAGGCCTTGCACACCGCGAGGAAATGCAACATCTTCAAACGGAAGCTTGTTGAATTGCTCACGGAAAGATGCGACAAATTCTTGCAGAGTCGCCTCATCCTTGTTCATGATGATATCAAGCGCGTCCTTAATCGCCTTTCGACATGCACCCGGCGTTGAGGATTTGACAGCTTCGATGCCCATCATCTTTAGCTTAGGCTTCTCATACCGCACACCCTCAGAGTCATGCACATTGAGAATGTATCGCTTCTTACCAGTCCAGATACCACGGTCTGCGATGACCTCGCGCTTCATTGACATCTTCTGTGCAAATGCATTCATATGCTCTTGCAGGCTAGAATAGATGCGATCAATAATCGGCTCAAAGCCTTGCGATGCAGCCTTGTCGAGATAGTTGACAATCTGCTCCTTAGTCGGATCCTTGTCTTTGAATACCTTCTTGATTAGATCATCAAGGGTAATGTAAAGACTGTCGGTATCAACCGCAATCACATAGTCCTTGTCGGTTGTGCCGAGCAGCTTATTGATATGCTCATTAATCTTGACCTCAGCCCAGCGAATGGAAAGCTGACCACCAACCGTGATAGCTGTGGCCTGATTGAGGTCATAGAATCGGAAATAAGGATTACCGATTGCACCGTAAGCTGAGTTTAGCTGAACCTTCTTTGCAAGCTGCATGTTCTTATACCGCGATACGGCTTTCTCATGCTCTCGCTTTTCTTGAGGTGTCTTGGCCGACTCAACATTCTTCTGGGCTTGAATCATCTTGCGCTTGTATTCGGACCGACTGTCATACATGCGCTCCATCATCTCAGGCAGAAACCCCTGTCGCGCATTGCTGAAGTATCGACCATTGGCCGCAAGACTGTAGCCTGTCCGCAACGGCGGCGCGAAGTTAGAATCAAGCAATTGGTCGACAGTAATATCAACACGGTTTTCTCGGTCAAGCATCTCAGGCGAAATATTATATTGCATGATAAGATGCGGATACAGAGAATTCAAGTCGAAAGACAGAACCCATTGATGTGCGCCCACGATAGGTTCTTTGACATATGCACCGACGTAAGCCTCGTCCTTGCTACCACCACCAGTCATCGGTACACAGACCTTCTTCTTCCACAGATGATTGTGGATTAGAACATCCCACATCTTCACCTGCGTAAATACGTCTGTATAATTAACCTTGGCGTCATATGCAAGTGCAAGAACCATGTCGATGAGTTTCATCTTCTCATCAAGACGGTCAACAAGCTCAACGTCTTTGATATTATAGTCGATGAACTTCTGATAGTTTTCCTTGTAGAGTCGGTGCAGCGAGCCATATTCAGAATAGTCTAGCTTCTTCTCACCAAGTTCAACGTGAGCGATGTGATCAAGGCGATATGACTCTTGCTGCGAATATGTAAACTTCTTGTAGAGTTCAAGATAGTCTAGCGTAGAGACGCCGGCAATATCAACAGCGGTCTGCGTCTTACCCATGATGTTGGTCGTGCGCTGCGAGATAAAACCCCAAGGCGACAGTCGCTTTGCAGCCTTCTCATCAAGGACCTTAGAGATACGATTGACAAGATACGGAATATCGAAGAACGTGATATTCCAACCAGTGACAATCTCGGGGTGATACCCGCGCTCCCATTCGATCAAGAACGTCTCTAGCAGGTCGCGCTCATCGCGGCAGCGAATATATCGCACAGCATGATGCGACGGTCGATAATCACCGCAACCCATTGCAATGATTTTCTTACCGCGCTTTAGTGTGATAGCCGTGATTGGTTCTTGCGCTAGCTCTGGAGTCGGGAAGCCATTCTCAGAACCGACCTCGATATCAAGATTGGCAATCTCAATCAGGTCACGATCATATTGAATTTCACCAGGGTATTCCTCATTGAGGAATGCATACTGGAATCGCGGCAGACCATAGATATCGAAATTGGATACATCGCTGTATTTTTCGATAAAGTCTTTGGCCTCGCGGATGCGCTCAAATTGCACGGGTTCAACTGCTTGCCCAAACATATTGCGCCAACCAGACTTGGCATGGCCACCCTTGGATGGCACGAAAAGAGTCGGCTGATATTTGATGCGGTCAGAAAAGCGAATACCATTCTCATAGCCACGTACGTGAATGGTATCGCCGATTTGAAAGGCAAAGGTATAAAATTTTGTCATGCCACCATTATATACGGTTATTACTTGCGTGTAAAGGGTACAATATTCTCTGTCTTAGGCAACTCTTCTGAGTCAAGCTTACCGTGATAACCTGTAATCATTTCATTGTCTGGATTATAGGTATAGAGAATATTTCTCTCAGAAATTGTTATAACTTTGTTAGTTGTAAAGGGAATGTAGTCGGTAATACCTATTGATGGTGCACCCGCACTATTTGTCATACCAACAAGTAACCCCGGATTGAAAAGAGTCCATGCTCGATCTGATTCCTCAAACCGAGCATGGGATATAATATCTTCACCGGTAACCAGCTTTAGGCCGAGTGCCGGATACTTTTTAGGCATTAGTGATCGCCTAGCACGCCCAGAATTTCGTGATAGTGGTGCTCACGATCCGCAAGACCAAGGTCACCACCATTGACAAGCTTTGTCATTCTACGAACATCGCCCGTATCAGCAACCTCATTCAGACCACGAGACTTCCAAAACCAAGCAGCCGAGCGAGCAGCGCCCTCGGGCGTCTCAAGGTATGAAGGATCAGATGCCAAATCCTTACCAAGACCTTGACCGCACCGCATATAATTGCTACGACCTGTTAGCTGAATTAGGCCGCGACCACGGAAAGCCCAACCGTCACCCTCATTCACGTTACCGAGATTCTTTGCACCCCATGCACCACCATAGATGATGTTTGCAATGCCTTCCTGATTAGCAGGCTTCTTAGTCGCATCGTCACGACCAACCTCAGCAGCCTGTGCGGCCGTGATGCGGGAACCGAAGAGCGCCGTCAGAGCAGATGCCTTGTAATTCAGATTTTCCTTAATCGCGCTAAACTGAGCAGACTCATGAGCGACCTGAGATAGGAATCCTGCAATACGCTTAGGAGTATTAATCTCAAATTCATTACAAGCTGCAATTAGAGCATCCGCATATGCATTAAGATTATTCGGATTGGCCTTAGGGAAGGCCTTGCGCAGAAGTTCTGCTGTTAGCATTTGTTTCTCCTTAGTGACGAGAGTTTAATTCATCAAGACGGGCCTGAAGCAGTTGACGCTGCTCTTTGGCAATTCTATGGTCGGCGAGAGTATATGCGATTTCATGACACATACGCCACTCTGTATATATCTTAGCAAACCGATCTGCGGCTGCTTTAAATTTCTCTAACATCTCTTTCTCCAAATAAGAAAGGGGAGAGGCTTAACCTCTCCCCCAAGTTGGGCTGATTTGATCAGCCGTTTAGTTGTTGGTTTTCTGTTGATGGATCCGAGATGTCTACCTTGCGGGGCTTCTTATTATCAGGAATGATATTCTCCAGCCACACCTTCAGAAGACCGTTAACCATCTCAGCATTCTTCACCTCAATGGTGTCAGCCAGATGGAATTCACGGCGGAAGGCACGATCTGCGATTCCCTTGTGAAGGAATGTCGGACCATTCTCATCATTCTTAGCATGACCACGGATCAGAAGCTTGTTGTCATGAATTTCAAGCTCAAGGTCTGAGCGACCGAAACCAGCAACGGCAACTTCGATCACATACTTATTCTCATCAACCTTGACGATATTGTAGGGCGGCCAACCCGGGACAGCCTTAGACAGGCTCTCAGAAGCCTCAAACAAACGCTTTTGAATGTCATTGAAACCGATTGCATACGTGTCCAGCTTGGACAGATCGGGAAAATAAACCATTTAGTGTCTCCTTGAATAAGCGAGATTGATATAGACAGCATCCCCAGATGGGCAATGCTGTCTATATTTAGCAACTAATCACCCTTCTGTCAAGGGCAACTCATTCATTTCTGGAAGAAGAAATGAGAGATCAGGCGGCGAATATGTCTTAGGCTTTAGAACCTTACCATTCGCATCCTTAATAAACTTACCGTCAACAAACTTACTCATGTTCGAACGATGCACTTCAGCAAAGCAACGATCCAGATCGATACCGTATGCATGACCCGCACCATAGATCACATAGAGTAGATCAGTTAGAGCATCAGCCACTTCTACAATATCTTGATTAAGCATGGCATCACCAAGCTCACCAAGCTCCTCATCAATCAATTTAAATCGTAGAACCTGAGTATCTTGATCAGGCCACACTGGAGTCTCATTGACTTGCTGCTCACCCGAGCGCATAAAGTCAGCAACCATAGTAAAATTCGACATAATCACTCCTTTACATTATTACCAATAGTGGATTGCAGGAACCAACCATGCTTCTTATGTGAGGCTAGACGACCCGCAAGAAAATCGGATACGTCATATGCACCAGCATTCTCAGCCGCCTCATATGCAGTCTTAATCGTCATGATAACCTTGTCATTATCAAGCGACAGATTCATAAGCATCGTTCTAGCATCAGGAACCGTATCTAGTTCGATGAGCGTAGTCAGCTGTCTAAAACGATTCAAGCTACCCGGAGCATATGCACCAGATGAGCGAATGAATTCTGCGAGCGGATCAATTGCACCACTCACATCCTCATAGATCAGACCAAATAGCTCATGATACTCTTTGAAGTTTGGACCCTGCACGTTCCAATGATAGAACTGAGTCTTTACACCAAATACAAACGTATCGGCTAGAGCGACCTTAAGTGGTTCAATAAAGTCGGCCATCAGCTACCCCTTTTCTTTCCGATGGTATACTTTGCTTCTAGAAGCCAGTCAGACTTCTCTTTATGAGAAAGCACCTTGATCTGTGAGATGGGCGCGATCTTATCCTTTGTCATATCTGGATTCACAATCTCAACCAGACCCCATTCCTCTAGAAGATTGACGATGGTGTTTCGACGCATCTCATCTTCTTCTGCAAAGTTGGTTGGCTTACCGTCGAGAGCAAATAGCTCCTTGAAGTGTACGAT